ATAGCGTGCGTCAAGAAGCCTTAATAGACCTGTCATTTAATATTGGTCAGACCAAGTTACGCAAGTTTGTTAAAGCCTTGGGGCACATGGCTAATGGTGACTACGAAGAGGCGGGGCAAGAGTTTTATCGAAGTCGCTGGGCTGAACAAGTGGGTGATCGGTCGTTAGAAATCTGCCAGATGATTAGTTCTGGAGAATATCAGAAGAGGTAGTTATGGCGCTACAACAATTTCTGTTTAGGCCGGGAATTAATAAAGAAGGGACTAGTTTAACTGCTGAGGGAGGCTGGTTCGACGGTAATCTTGTTCGATTTCGTATGGGGTTTGCTGAAAAGATTGGTGGTTGGGAAAAATATCTAACACAGTCCTATTTAGGAAGCGGTCGAGCTTTACACCCTTGGGTAAATTTAGACGGCACTAAGCTGTTGGCGTTAGGAACTACTTATAAATTATATATCCAAGAAGGCGCAAACTATAATGACATAACTCCTATCCGTAAAACTACGGCTGCAGGAGGCGCAACGTTTGCAGCTACTAACGGCTCTTCTTCTATTACTGTTACGGTATCCAGTCACGGGGCAAATGCAGGAGATTTTGTTACTTTTTCTGATGCTGTAACTTTAGGAGGAAACATTACCGCAGGGGTACTTAACCAAGAATATCAGATCGATCAAGTACCAACAACTAATACTTTTTTAATTACTGCGAAAGATACTAACGGAGACACTGTTACTGCAAATGCAAGCGATACGGGTAATGGAGGAGCCTCGACCGTTGCTGTCTTTCAAATAAACGTGGGTCTCGATGTTTTCGTAGCTGGTTCTGGCTGGGGAGCTGGTACTTGGGGTAGCGGCACTTGGGGATCTACTAGTGCGCTTTCTGCTTCTAATCAGCTAAGACTTTGGTCATTAGATAATTTTGGAGAAGATTTAATTGCTTGTCCTAGGGCCGGGGGTATTTATTATTGGGACAAAACAACCACTTTAAATAACCCAGCTGTAGCTATAAGTTCTTTATCCGGATCAAACCTTGCTCCGACCGTTGGGCTTCAAGTTTTAGTTTCTGACGTTGATCGCCATGTTATTGTTTTAGGGGCTGATCCTATTTCTGATACTGGTAGAACTTCTGTTATTGATCCCTTATTAATTGCGTTTTCTGACCAAGAAAATATCCTTGATTGGGAGCCTACGGCTACAAATACCGCAGGCTCTTTACGGTGTTCTGCTGGTTCTGAGATTATAGGGGGCTTACGAGCTAGACAAGAAACATTAATTTGGACGGATGCAGCTTTATATAGCCTTCAGTTTATCGGGCCACCTTTAACTTTCGGATTAAACCTAATTAACGAGGGTGTTAGTCTTATTGGACCTAATGCAGCGATTAATACTCCTGCGGGGATTTTTTGGATGGATCGTAAAGGTTTTTACAATTATTCCGGAGGAGTACAAGCAGTTCCGTGTTTAGTCCACGACTATATTTTTAATGATTTAAATGAATTCCAAGCCTATCAATGTTTCGCCACTTTAAACAAAGAATTTAACGAAGTAGGGTGGTTTTACTGTAGTGGAACAGAAACCGTAATAGACCGATACGTTACTTATAACTATATTGATCAAACATGGGCGATAGGTCAGTTATCTCGGACAGCTTGGATGGATGAGGGTATTTTTGATAACCCGATTGCTGCTGGAAAAAATAACGGAACTTCTTATTTATATAACCATGAAGTAGGTACAGACGCTGACGGTCAACCAATGCAAAATGTGTTTATCCAGTCGGGAGATTTCGATTTAGGGGACGGTAATGATTTTCAATTTATTAGAAAGTTTATACCCGATATTAAGTTTCAAAATTCTACTACGGCAACACCTAAACTAAATGTTGTCTTAAAAACAAGAAACTATCCCGGTCAAAGTTTAACGTCTGACCAAACAACCTCTTTTGATAGTTCTACTACCAAGATTGATATGAGAGCTAGGGGTAGGCAAGCTGTAGTACGATTTGAATCAGACGATGATGGAAGTACTGATGATCAATTAGGGTTAGCTTTTAGAGTTGGTGCAACTAGGCTTGACTTATTAGCTAATGGTAAACGGTAATGACGATTGGACGACTATTACAAGGTCGTTTACCTTATTCTTACGTTGGGCCTTCGGTTCCAACAAATGTATATAACAGGGCGATTCGGTTATTAGAGATAAATTTAAATGCATTTAATCCAGTTAACACTCCAGCATTTACTTCACCAAATAGGGATTTGTTTAAATTTACAGCAGGGGACGTAATTTGGAATTTAACAGAAAATGTATTACAAATGTGGGATGGTTATAAATGGGTAAATATAACCACCCCGGAACCTAATAAAGGATTACAAGCACAAGGTGAGATAGGAAACGTTCAAATAATTATTGATGGATCACTTACGGTAGAGGTTGGGTAATGCCTAGAACAGCTGAAAAACCAATTAAAAGAACTACGAGGGGAAAAGGCGCTAATTATCGCCCCACTAAGAAAGGTGCGGGGATGACGGAAAAAGGCGTTAAGGAGTATCGAAAAAAGAATCCCGGTAGTAAACTACAAACAGCCGTTACTGAAAAGAACCCTACTGGTAAACGTGCTGCTCGCAAGAAATCATATTGCGCTAGATCAGCTGGACAAATGAAAAAGTTTCCTAAAGCTGCTAAAGATCCAAACTCTAGACTTAGACAAGCTCGAAAGCGATGGAAATGCTAAATGATTAATCGACCAAACATTTCTCAGTTGATCACTTCTAAATACGGTAGACCTGCCTCTAGCGTAGGGGTTAGTGGGATAGCTAACCGTGAAGCTCGAAACGAGGCTTATCGGGCCTCGGTTGATTCGCTAATGGACCAACAACCTGAGTATAGACAGGACGGTGGCGGGTTTTTCTCAGGTATTTACGACTATGTTAAAAACATTGATCCAAACGCAGCCGATGGCGAAAGTTTATTTAGAGATTTTTCTAAAGCATTAAACCCTAGAACTTATGAAATGCTTGAAGGTGTATTTAACTCACAAGAAGAATCCTCTGTTAACCAAGCGGAAGCAGCGGTAGCTAACGCACCGGAAGCTGTAAACAGTCCGATAAGTACGGCGATTCCGTCTTCGACAACGGCTACTGTTGTTGAAGAGACAGAAGAACCTACAATAGGGGCTAGAATCAGTGAGGGTTTATCTAATGCGTTAAAGGCTATTTTGCCAAAACTTTTAACAATGGGGGTAGGTATGGGTGTTCAAAACGCCTATAAATTTGAACCGACCCAGTACGCTATGTCTAATACTCGCAAAAAATCGGCCCAGCCTATCGGGATTAACGTTAATCCGATCTCGGGAAGCGGTTTTAAGGACGGAGGATCGCTTTTAGGGCGCGACCTATACCTAGGTGGAGGGGAAATAACCGGCCCCGGAGGGCCTAAAGAAGACCTCGTACCGATTTGGGCGAGCGATGATGAGTATGTTGTATCGGCAGACGCAGTAACGCGGTTAGGGAACGGCGACCACGCTAAAGGGATCGCTGCATTAGATAGAATAAACTTCGGATAAGACCATGGCAGAACAAGAATCTACATATAGCTATCAGTATCCCGCAGAAGGGATATTAAACATGCTTTACGGTACTAGCGGAGCGCCGGGATTCTTTCCGATGCTGCAAAGCTATTACACAAACCAGTTACAAAACATGGGGGGAGCAGACAGTAGCCCCTACACCTATACAGGTGAGCGAATTGCTGGATTTGCGCCCCGTGAAGAATATGCAATGGAGTTAGCTGATCAAGCTGTTGGTCAGTATCAGCCTTATTTCGATAGACAACGTCAGTTAACTGAGCAGGGTATAAACGTCACCCAACAAGGAGCCGAAGAAGCGGCTAGACTGTTCCGTGAAACAGGACAAGCTCAGTTTGACCCTAGTTCTTATACTGCATACGAAGATCCATATACAGATGCGGTTACTAACAAAATATTAGAAGATCTTTCTAAAAGCACTGCACTACAATCACAAGGTTTAGCTTCGAACCAAGTAAGCCAAGGAGCTTTCGGTGGTTCTCGGGGGCGTATTTCTCAAGAAGAATTACAGCGATCCATGACTGATCAAGCCGTAGGAGCTTTAGCAGGGGTACGTTCTCAAGGTTATCAACAAGCACAAGATAGGGCTGCGAACGAATTTGCTCGTCAACAACAAGCTCGTTACCAAACTGGTCAAGGTATTGCAGGATTAGCTAATCAAATGGCGGGACAGTATGGTGCTGCTGGACAAACTTACGGGGGCCTTGGTTCTCAAATACCCGGAATGGCTCGCGAAGACATTAATCTAATGATGGGTATCGGTGGGTTACAACGAGGAATGGGTCAAGCAGGACTCGACCTCGATTATCAAAATTTTGTTGGTCAGTATAACTTACCCGGACAAATCTTCGGACAGTATGGTAACTTCCTCGGGAGCCTTGGACCGTTGGCTGGTGGAGTTGGTTATTCAGGTGTAGGAGAACCTCCCGCATTTGGACAGTACGGAGGTTCTGGGTATAACCCATACATGCTGCCGTATGCTGGTGGTACAGGTAACTCAGTTACTGGAGGAACTGGAACGAACTATACGACTACTGGAGGAACTGGGATGGCGTATGGAGGAAAAGTTCCTAAAATGCAGGCGGGAGGTGAAGTTCCTACTAAAACTGCTCAACGCATGAGTAGTATTTCTGAAATGTTAAAAACATTACGGGAGAGCTAAATGGCCCTTCAATTTGCACCTGCACCTACCTTTAGTCAACCTCAAAGTTTAGTTCCTGAAATTAAGGTTCAACCTGTGGCACGACAAAATGTCCGGACTAGGGATATTCCATACCGGGATCGTCAACAAGAAAAAGACGAACGTCGAGATATGTTGTTAGCCCTTGCTTTAGGGGCCGGTGGTGGTGAATTAATTGGTAAAGGTTTAACTTCTTTAATCGGTAAAATTCCCGGTGTCGATAAATATTTTGAAGATGTGGAAGTTAGTGGTCCTGTTCCCGGAGCAACACGAGCAGATTTTGAAGCTCGGGCTAGGCAAATGGGCCTTGGTCCTGTTGAAACTAAAGCCTTCGTTGATGCTAGTGTTCAAGCAGAAGCTATTCCAGAGTATTCAAGAGCGCGTCCTGCACAAACTCGTCCGTCAGGTATTAAAACGTTATTAGAAAAAGGATTAAGCCTTGCTCCTGCTGCTGCTTTAAAAACAGCAAAAGGAGTTGAAACGTTCGGAGATTTGTACGGTAGACGACAAACAGCTCAAGCAACTGCAGAAACGACAAAGGCTAGTAATCTTCAAAAAGCTGAGGAAAAACTTAGGGAACAACGGGCCGCGATGGTTCGAGAACGTTCGAAGGCATACCTTGG